CTATCATTGCCGACTAAGTAGTCCATCTCATCTTGATACGACATTTTCTTCTGTTTAGTATGACGGAGTATAAGACAATCAATTTTCAGATTAGCAATAGTTCCTTCTTCCATAAGTTGTGCCGAAGTTACTACTTTCTTAACAGGACCAAATAGTCCCTCTAGTTGTAGTCTATGAACTTCTGTACCGTCTAATGTTCCTGTGAGACCAACTCTAATTGCAGTGGTCTTCATCTTCTCTAATATGCCTTTGAGTGTTTGTGCCTTGAATAGATGTGCCTCATCTCCTATTACTACTTCAAACGATTGCATGACCTCTTTAGGTGCTTTAGCAAAACTCTGCCATGTAGTAACCGTAATGTCAGCAGGGAATACAGGTTGACCACTATAAATTTTACATACTTGTTTATCATATCCATACTCGTGGAAATCCTTTGTCATTTGTTCTACCAACGATGTAGTAGGAACAATTATAATTGTTTTCATGTTGCAGTATCTGGCTATCATATATATGATTAAAGACTTGCCAGACGCCGTAGGAGACAAAAGAAGTTGTCTACCATACTTGACTGTCTCATGGAACGCTTCGAGTTGGTAATCTCTAGGAGCAAAGGGTAAGTTTAAGTCTTCTATATCCCAATCTTTGAGTTTATGTTTGTGTCCGATGACATCTTCTACGCCCTCAAAATCAAATCCTCTTTCTCTACAAAACTCGTCAATGTAGGGTAGTAGACCTATGTATATCTTCTGAGTTTTTAGAGAGAATAGTCTTACTTTACCATCCCACCATTTGTTTTTGTATGACGGCATGAACTTAGCGCCAGGTACAGTAAATGAAAAGAAATCGTATAAGTCTCTTGCAAGACCTTTATCGCAATTTACTTTTAGAAAACACTCGTCTACCTTTGAGACGGTGACTAGATTAGACATAAGGTTGTCCATGGAACCAACTGACTAGTGATACCCTAGTCCCTCTGGTAACTGGCGTTACTTGGTGATGTACAAAAGAAGGAAATACTATAAGACTTCCTCTTTCTTTTCCACTGAATGGAACAGTTTGAATAAATTCATCAACAGAAACAGTCTGAAGACTTTCGCTGTTTCTCAACATATCGAACATTCCTCTTGGTTCTATCCACTGAAACAATCCACCCTCATAGTCTTCTGGATTTGATAATTGAATAGTAGAACTTAACTTTCTGTATTTGCCACCGGCAGATTGCGGTTCATCGCTTGAATCTGTATGCCATGTGTAGAAGTCTCCAGTTACTCGTGCATCTGGTCTATGTCTATATGTCGTGTATTGATGATGTTCTACATAGTCCCATTGATGTAACCAACCAGCATCAGCTGACGCCATGTTGATTCCTTTTTCTATTTTGTCTGAAATCTCGAATGGAAACTCGTTATGTATTAACCATCTGACATCTGATTGTCTGATATTGTCATCTACGTTTCCTTGATTATTATTCTGAAACTTTTCAGCATCTGGATCGTTCTCGTTATTGCCTGTACCAGATACAACCTCTTCATATCTTTCAGAGAATGCTTGAATTGTATCACATTCATGTTCAGTTAGATAACTAGGATATATCATTGCGAATTTCTTAAGGTTCATTATTGGCCTGCCATGAACTTACGCCATTCTATTGTGTTCTTAATTGTTTGATGTCTCCATGTGATATTATCCATGCATCTCTTTACAAAGTCAACAGTGACTTGTAAATAGTCAATCTTAGCTTGTAATTCGACTAAATCTTTATCAGAGTTGAAGAAGTAATTAAAGTCTGTTTTCATTATTTTTAGACCATCAAATGGGTCTGTTTGCCAACCAAACTTTTTAATCAAATCATCGTCAAGTTTACCATTGAACCACATCCACTTATACTTAAGTAGTTCGTTGTAGTCTTGGTTGTATTTCTTTAACAGTAAGATTTTACTGGTTAATAGGTCTGAGTATTTTGCGTGTAATTTGGGTACATGTAAAGATGCCGTATCAAGTTCGATATCGTCTATCTCACAATCCTTTTCCCATTCTGCTTTCAATTGTTCTAAGTTCATAATATACTATTATACTACAGTTTGTAGTAAATTACGAGGTGGTTTTTATCTCGTAATACGAAAATCTAAATGATACATTGACTACTGCCGGTTCGGCATCTGCGCCTGATTCCAATTCGATTGACCCTAGCGATGTAGGGAATGCATCATGAAATCTTATGTATCTATTAGGTAAATTTTTATTTGTGTTTATAACTAGTGTTATATCTGAGTACTGATTTCTATCGTTATCAATAGATGCAAGAACATTCGTTCTAGTCACGGCAGTATCCGTGTATGTGCCATATAGTTTTGGGTCACTTAGGGGTACGATAGAGTCTATCCAGTTGTACATCTCAACAAAGTTCTCTAAGTCTTCGTCTACTAAGAATGATACTTCTAATGTATCAAATGATGCCTTATCGCCTGGAAAGAATGCATCTAGACCAACACCCGCTGACTGAACAGTCTCACCAAATTGAACACCTGGTATGTTTACTGTTCTTACATAATACTCTACAGTAGGAACTTTATCTATTAAAAGTCTAAAGTTATTTCTGTTTAGTATCGATTTGTTTATATCTGTTTTTATACCCATAATACTATTTATGTGAAAAGGGGACCGAAGTCCCCTAAAGTTTTACTTCTCGTTTACAAATTCGTTTAATAATCTTGCAGTTGAAATAACATCTTCCGTGGAAACGAATTGGTCACCTAATGGTTTCTTATCGTTTGGGAAATTATCGTTATGTTGGACGATAGAATCATTATTTCTATATATGTTTCCAGTGAGTATACTCTCACTCTGTTGAAGTAAATCGGCTCTGATTTCAAAGCCACTTTTAGGTTGTGTATTGTTCATACTTTCTCCGTGTGTGTGTCGTACTGTATTGTACAGTAGTATTTAGTACGCTAAAAAAAAGGGACTCTGAGAGTCCCTTCTTAATTCGAATAAATTCGAAACTACTAAGTTTACAGGATGTTTGAAACTGCAATCTTTCTGTAGTATTGGTTTGTACCAGCAGTGGCCATTCCGTTTGCAGGTGTAGCACCAACAAAAGGATTAGATACCATTCCGTATCTTGTTTTAAAACCAATTTTCGGTTGGAATGTGTTCTCACCAACTGCACGAACCATTTGTAATGGAACGTAAGGGCAATAGAACATACCAGCGTCATATGGGTTTGAACCTCTATAACCAACTGTCATGTAATCAGACCCAGCATATGGATCGATATACACTTTAACTCTTCCGTTAAGAACACCAGCAAATGTATTGCCTGTGTCATCAACATTCAAAGAAGTTGAAAGTGCTGGAGCGTAATCTAATACGCCTGCCATTGAAAGAGCAGATGCAACGTCTGAAGAACATAGAATAAAGTTACCTTTACCTCTACGAGTTTCTTTAGCAATTACATTTGATTCTCTTTCGATTTGGAATAACAAACCTTTGAACTTCTCAACTGACCATCTTCCGTTAGCGTCAACATCTAAGTTGAATGTACCAGCAGATGCAGTGCCTGTGGCACCAGTCTTAGCTTGTATATTCACGTTTCTTACTACTTCCCTGTTTATTTCAGCAAGGATTTCAGAAGAAAGGATGTTTGCCAACTCAGATTCAGCGTCAAGACCGTGGATAGCTTTTAAGTCTTGTGCAAGTTCGAGTGTGTATTCGGCTTTTAATGCTCTAGATACAGCAGTTACAGTTGATTTCTCAATTGTAAATGACATTTCGGCGAAATCGTTAGTTCCTGTGTCGCCTAATGCTTCTGATGTAGCTGTGCTCATACCAGTAGGAGTTGCGTTAGCATACGCACTCGAACTAGCAAATGGATCACCTTCAACAGCGGCATAGTTGCCGGCAACTGCATTTTCAGCAGTAGCAGATGCTTGTTGTACTTCAAGTACACCCATAGCTTCTGTCTGTTTCAATCTGTCAGCAGATTGAGTTGGGTAATCGTTATATCTTGCTTTCATAGCAAAGATAAGTCCTGTAGGACCAGTCATCGGTTGAACACCGCAAATGTCGTAAGCAACGAGATTTGGCATGGCTCTACGCACTAAACTAATTAGGATTGGATCCCAGTTAGATATGGCAGAACCAGTAGCATTAATAGGTGCAGCTTCTGAGAGAGTAGCTCTATCTTCGTTTAGGGCTTTCTCTTGGTTCTCAAGAATTACTGCTGTGACTGCTCTTTTGTAGTTGTCTTCGATTTTTGGTAAATCGGAGTGTTCTAGAATCGGGCTCCACTTTTCTTGTAAGTTTTCTGATAAAAACATTTGTTTTTTCCTATTAATTAAACCTTTAGATTATCCTAAAGGTTTTAGTTTACTAATTGCTGAAGTATAAGCATTCATTGCAGGGTCAAGTCTGACTTCATTCTCTTCTGAGAAATCACCAGTTCCTTCTTCTACTACAGTATCTTCAGCGATGTTTCCATCTTTTGGAAAGTAAGCATTCTTTAGTTCTTGAACTTTATCACTAAAGTCTTCAGCACTAATGAAATCTACACCTTCTGCAAGTGAATTCATCTTCTCTGTTTGTGATTCAGTAAGGTCTTTACAGGCCTCAATTATCACATTGCCTCTTTTGAGTTGGTCGTTTTCTTGAACAACATCCATATTTTTAGATACTTCGTTGTCTAGTTTATCTTCCATCTCATCAAGACGATTTGCGAGTTCATCAATAACATTGTATTTATCTTCTGGAATCTCAACATAATGTTCTACGAACAATGTTTTAAGTCCATCAATAAAGTTATCTGTCATCTCTGACCTCAAACCTCTTTCTATAGCAAGTTCGTTTTCTTTCGTCCACTCTTCTGCACAATACGATAGATACTTGTCAACTGCTTCCGTTAGGTCGCCTTTAACAGTTTCTACTGAGGTTTTTAAATTATTTGAATAAGTTGTTTCTAACGCTTCTTTTATTTCTGCCACTTTAGAAGTAACTGCAGCCTTAAAGATAACTCTTGCTTTCTCAGAATTTTCTTCTGATAGGTCAAGTGCTTCTGAGATTTTAGATAGGTCGTCTTCTATTTCCATCTCAACAAGGTCGGAATCGATATCGGAGGATTCTTTAACATCCTTCTCATCTTCATCTTCGTCCTCATCTTCTTCGTCTTCGTCTTCTTCTTTCTTAGCTTCAATAATTGAATTGTAAGTTTCTTCGACTGTTTCTTCGTCTGAATTCTTTAAGAATTCTACGATGCTTCTCGCAATCTCTGCTTTAGTCAAGGATTCGTCAACCTCTTTTGAGTCTTCATCATCTTCACTGTCATCCATTTTAGAATGCATTGCTTGTAAATCTGATTTACTCATATCCTTCATTGCGTTGACCATAGCCTTGATAGTTTGCATCTTAGAAGGTTTCTCTGATTCAGATACTTCTTCTTCTTTAACATTCTTCAACTTAGGTTGCTTCTCGGCAGGGGATTCACCTTTCTGTTGTGGGTCGCCACTAACTTCTTTGGTTCCTTTCTCTGCGCTCTTAACTGATGCAACTGCTTTGTCAACAGGATTTTCTTCTGGTTTGACGACTTCAGCCTTACCACCTTCAATTTTGGCGGCGTCGGATGAACCTTGCTTAACAGGTTTTGAGTCACCTTTTTGAGCTTTATCAGTCGGCTGTTTCATAGCCTCTTCTATCGCTTGTTCTAGGGATTTTTCTAAATCTGCCATTTTTTTCTCCTGTTTGAGTTTTAGCTTAACTCTTTTATTTATATATTATAGGTTCTCTACGAACTTTTTCCACATTTTTAGTTTGGTTTCTTCGAGTTTGTTCATTTTGGTATTACGCAAAGTATCACGCATTACTTCAACATCTCTAGCTCTTAGTACACCAGACTCATAGACCCATTCTACACCTTCCATGATTCCTTCAACGAAGGCCTCAGGTGCGGAGGGGTCTGCAACGATATCAGCTGCGGTTGCAAGTTGAAAATCGCCTTTAACATATTGGGCACCACCTCTTTGTTCGAGCGAACCCAAACCTCGTGATGATACGCCAAGTTTTGCACCATCATTAATCAAATTTCTTACGATTTGACCATTTGGAGTGCTTAAAATCTTTGCTCTTCCCATGAAATTAGAGCCATCTTC